AAACCCAACTTTTGAAAACGTAATCAACAACGCAGAAATTATTTTTAAAACTAAATTAAGCACAGACTTAGTTACAGCAGCAGCCTTAAGAATGCAAGGTAAAGATATTTTACCAGGAGTTGCGGGTTCTAGTAAGTTAGGTCGAAGTGATCAAAAATTCAGTGCTGTTCACGCTTTAGAATTTATTGGTTCCTTAACAGGTACAGCTGATTACGCAGCAGCATTAAATGTAGGTGGTACATACTTAAGTGGATCTGTAGATACTCAGGCTAACAAAGTAGTTGCTAGAGATTCTAGTGGAAATATTAATGCTAATAGGTTTGTAGGGATAGCCAACTTCGCCGATGATTTAAAAGGTGGTGGATTAGGTTCTATAGTATATCAATCAGCGACAGATAATACAGCATTTTTACCTTTAGGTAGTGAAGATCAAGTACTAACAGTAGGACCTAGTAATACATTAGATTGGAGACCCATATCAGATTTAGTAAGTACGGGTAGTGCTACTGAGATCGAAGTCACTCAAGCTAATTTAATTAATACAGATCATTACATAACATTTGTATCAGGTACTTCTAGTTTTCAAGAATTAAAAATTGATACTAGTACATTAAAATATAATCCTAACAGTAACACTTTAACTGCTGGGTTTTTTAACGGTCAAGCAAACTCAGCTGCTTATGCTGACTTGGCAGAAAAATATCTAGCTGATAAAGCATATGAAGTTGGAACTGTGCTAATGGTAGGTGGTGAGAAAGAAGTCACAGCCTGCCAAGTAGGTCGTAGAGCTATTGGAGCAGTCAGTGCCAACCCAGCTTATTTAATGAATAAAGACTTAGAAGGTGGAACAGCAGTGGCTCTAAAAGGTCGTGTACCAGTTAAGGTCAGAGGTGCTGTAATTAAAGGTCAAAAATTAATAGCAGGTGAAGATGGCGCAGCAGTTGTTAGTCCTGTATATTCTGGTGATGTATTTGCTATAGCATTAGAAAGTAATGATAGTCAAGAAGTTAAGTTGGTCGAATGTATTATACTATAAATAAAATGAGGAATATTTAATGGCTATCGGTGTAGGGAATACAATATTAGCAGCAGACTATAATACTATTCAAATTACGGTAGCTAACATATTGGGCACAGGATCTGGGGATAGGGGTTATGGACAAGCAGTTGCTAGTAGCCAAGTTGCTGCTGGAAATACAATAACTGCTAGTCATATGCAAAATTTAAAAAGTGATTTAGATAAAATTAGTTATCATCAATCAAATGGCGGCAGTAGTGCTCCTAGTGTAAGTAGCGGTGGTGTTATTTACGCCAGTGATTGGAGTACATATAGCAGTCAATCTTCTACATTGGATACCAATAGATTGAATCTTTCATCAGCACAGGCCTCATTAGTAGACGGCGTAGCACCTACATTCAGTGATTGGAATGGAACTAGAACTCATGTGGTAACAGCTACATTTAATAATTCAGAACATGCTAGATTCTTTTTTAACGCTGGCGGACAAATTAGAATACTACCTAGTATTGACGTGGCTGCTGGAACAACTAAAGGTGGCAGATGGCGATCACTGTTTGATAGCATAGGTGGAAATGGTGTTGTAATTACTCGTAGTACATGGGCTAGTTTATCAGGATCAGCATCACAAATTGCCCAATATGTTGATAGTGGAACATATTCTGGAAATGATTTAACTATTACAGCCAGCAAAACTAGTACAGTTATAACAATAAATATTTCATTTAATGATGATGGGACTTTTGGAAATATTGACGAAAATGTAGAGGGAACCACTACCAGCGCAGTTAAGTCATATACAGCTTCTGGTTCTAATGTATCAGTATCAGCTCCAGGAATAGCAACCTCATCTGGACCATAATTTTTCACTAGACTGAATTCTTAGATAATTACTAAAAATTAGGAGTTATCATGGATGAACGTTTAGAAAAAGCATTGGAGTTTGCCAATTTTATGGTAACTCTAAATAATCAAAAAAGAAGTTTACAAGAAAAATACCAAACAGATTGTGTTTATTATCACTCTGGTGGCACATTTAAAATTGACAAATCTCTAATCACATTTGTAAAAACATTGATTGACTTAGGAAATATTAAAAATATTGTTCTTATCGATGATAATGAATTACCAATTCGTGTAGATGATTTGACAGATTTCCTTGATAATATCGTAGATCAATATTTTATATCTACAAACAATTATTTTAATGATTACCAAAGTCTTAAAAAAAGTAGATCTGTAAAGGCTTTAATGAATGAGTAAAGGCATTATAATTTACGCTCTTAATAATGAACAGGTAGATTATGTTAAAATAGCCTATCATGCTGCAAAACAAGCTAAAAAACATTTGAACTTGCCAATTTCAATTATTACTGACAGTGCTGATTGGTTGAAACAACAATATCCAGATTATAAGGAAGTTTTTGATATATTAATCAAAATTGTTCACGAAACAGAAATACAAAATTGGAGCAGCAGTCAAAACTATGATATAGATAGCCTAGCGTTTTATAAAGGAACAATATGGCATAAATTTAAAGAAGGTGTTGAAAAAATTGAATTAGTTCATCACGAATATAAAGATGATGATTGCTATGAAAAAATATATGATGGCATAGATATTGATAAATGGTATCCTAATTTACCTTATCTAAAAGGACAACATGTTTGGTATGAAAAAAATTTATATAGATGTCATACTGACTATGAAGAGGAGGATAAATTTAGTATAGACAAATATGATATAATTGTTGGAAATATTCTTGATTACGATGACTTAGATGAAATCAAAATTGGTGACAAAATTCTAAATCGTAGATCTTTATGGCTAAAAGTTAAAGACAATTTACTTAAATTTAAAGAAGAAGATTTTGAAAGAGTTTATGAAGGTATTAATATCGACAGATGGTATTCAGATCTACCCTATTTAAAAGGACAACATGTATATTATAACAATAATGTTTATAGATGTGAAATAGGTTATACAGAATCAGATACATTTAGTGAACATAGATATATCATAATGATTGAAAATGTGATAGATTTGGATAACACTTCTATTATTAAAAAAGGTGATTTAGGATTTCATGACAGAAAATTATGGATATCAAATATTGATTTTGGTCAAAAAATATCAACAAATTATAATTTAGAAGATTTAGACCCAGTATATCAAGGTATTGATATTGATAAATGGTATCCAAATCTTCCTTATTTGGCAGGGCAGCATGTTTGGAATAATAATACACTATATAGGTGTCATACTGATCATAGTGAAAATATAGATTTTCTTGCAAACATGTATGACATACTAATTGAAAATGTAAAAGATCTAACTAGTATAGATAAGTTTAATAAAGGTGATATTTTACTTTATAATAGAACTCTTTGGTTAAGTACGGTGAATTATGACGGAATACCAAATAAAATTAGAGATGATATATGGGAAGATACGAGAGAAAGGGAAGTTGTATTTGAAAGTACTCCTCAATATAGAAGATATTTTGATGGTAGTCTAAGTTTCAAAAGATTAAAATTTAAAAATGATATTAGAATAAAAAGTTTTGAACTTAGCCCTTACAATGAAACTTTAGTAATTGATTGCGACTATTATATTAATAACGATAACTTAAAATATTGTTGGGAACAACCACATGATTTTTTAATTTTTAAAGAATCTAAAGATTTAACTGGATATAGACATGATCCTAGATTACATACAGTAAGTGATAAAGGTGTGGACTTTTACTGGGCTACAGTATTCTTTTTTAAGAAAAATAAAAATACAGAAACCTTTTTTAACTTACTAGGTCATATACAGGATAATTGGAATTATTACAGACATGTATACCAAATTGAGCATAGTTTATATAGAAATGATTATGCTTATAGTATAGGCATACACATTATGAATGGTTATCAAAAAGGAACTTGGGCTCATAGTTTACCAGGCTCTTTATACTATACAACTGATAGAGATTTATTGCTGGAATATAATGAAACTGAAATGAAATTTTTATTGGAAAAAGAAAAACATAGAGGAGAATATACTCTAATTAAAACTAATTCCTTGAATGTTCATGTTATGAATAAGTTCAGTTTAATTAGATTATTGGATCAACTTGAGAAGGTTGAATACAGTTATTAATTTATTTTTAATAGGTTTACTAGATAAACTGCTACGTAATCCTTGATGTAGTGGTTTTGGAGTCATATCAATACTGGTCCAACTCCAGCCACTATGTTCCTCACTTAGATTAGGTATAAACTCATCTTGAACTACACAGAGAAAAGTATGAAAGTTAAAAACACTGTCGTTACTGACAAATGTTTCTAAAGGAATTGACTTCATTATATTAGGCATAAAGCCTATTTCTTCATTAATTTCTCTAACAAGACCTTGCCAAGCGTTTTCACCTGAATCAGTAGTACCACCTACCAGACTCCAAGTTCCACTGTGTTTTCCTTTAGATTTTTGTAGTAATAAAATTCTGTCAGTTTTTTTAGCATAAAATAATGCACCGCTACAAACAATACGATCTTTCATAAAATTAATCGCCAATCACCTTTACGATATAGTCCTTCAAAACTTTTTGTCCAACTAATGCCATCCCATCTATATTGGACATTAGTATATATGTTTGTTAGATATCTAATGACATTTCTTGAAGTTGTACTGTCAAATATAACTTGCCATCGTGAGCCAGTCCATTCAATTATATCATTGGCATTGGCAATAAAGTCTGTACCATCAGAATTTTTCCAAGCATCGGGGCCATCTGAATTAAGATTTAAAATATATAAAATTACGTCATCAACAGCGACATTTTGATTTAGTCTAATTACTAGTTTGTTATCAACATTGAAAATATTAAAAGAAACAGGCGAGTCATTGACAAAAATTTTAACATCATCTACTAGGTCAAAATCTACTGTAGTATCTATTCTATTACTGCTGTTTTCTGCTATTATAGTTTCTCTAATACCTGCTCCTATGCTATTAATAATCAAATATCTTGTACCTGCTGTGGGTAGAGGAAGCCCACTTCCTGGTCCTTTAGTCTGAGGATCTATAATAGCATCAAATGTTCCAGGACTATTAGGTCTAAGAGAACTACTTATATCTGTATTACTTGGATATGTATCTGGATCCCAATTTATATTTAGACAAGTATAATCAAAAGGATCTATAGCAATAGTACCTACGACTTCATTTCCGTTAAACTGACGAAGAAAAATTTTACTTTCACCTGGAGTATAGGTATTAGGATGTTTTAATAATATAACTTCCCAATTTACAGACTCCATACTACCAAGATCTGGATCGTCCAAACCATTAATTATTTTTCCAGCAGCATTGGGTTGATAAACTTTAGCACATCCACCAAACACTATGATATCATAATCAACTACATTTATTTGAACTGGTATAGGGACTACGTCGTATAAATTTCTGGTACCTTCGTTTGGATCTTGACCAAATCCATCAATATACCCAGTAGCTGGTGCTCCTATGTTAGTATACATACTCATTAGAATACTGTTTACTACGCCTAATTTTTTTATCTTAGCTGGGGGACTTATCCATATTGGCATACTAACTGTCAATGATGCTATATCTATGGGTATCTCTGCACCAACAGGTATACTTCTACTACTGAAATCAACTTGATCTAGGTAAACCACACTTAGACTAGTCCAATCTACAAAATTTTCTGTGGTTTGTATTTCTAAACTAGGATTGAACAACATTAATATTTGTTCTAAAATTTGTAATTTTTGTTCAGTGCTGCCGGTCCAAATGTCTACTTTTACTGTAAGTTTATAAGGACTGGGCATTAATCTTTCTACAGTATAATTACTACCTTGTGCGCTGGTATATTCACCATCCTCAATAGCTCTTTCTCTGATATGTACCTTACCAACAAATGTAGGATCAGCTAATCTTTCCTTGTCCATTTCTAAATTGGAAATGTATACAGCGATTTTAGGCATAGAATTAACTTTATTTTCGCTGTTTTGTCTTAGTATAGTTGCTACTTGTTTATCCTGATCACCATACATGACAGGTACTTGCATCAATCTACCATCACCATATTTTACCACAAAATTGCTGAACAAACGCATAGTTTGTAGAAGATATCTTCTTATCTGACCGTCATAGAAAAACTGCATTATAAATCTGCCTTAGGTTTTAGAGCTTTACTTAAACTGACTCTTTCTACAACTTGTTCACCATTTATAGTATTGACATTGGTATTGTTAATAAAACTGGTTTTCTCTGTTTTCCTAACTTGACGCCATACTGTAGGATTATCTAAAGGTTCTTGTCCAATATTATTAATTTTAGCAACATATTCTATTCCACCAAAAGTAACAAGATCATTCAAGCCATAATTTACGCTGATATCATATACACCTCTAGGATTAGCAAAATTAGCATCAGCATTAGTCAATGTATGACGAACAGCATCCTCCATCTTAGCCCATCTTGTCCCATCGTATCTAAATAATCTATTAGGGTAAAAGTCAGTTCTCAAAAAATAATCATTTAAAAATGGTTCACTGGGAAATGATCCACCATGACCAAAAGCATGACCATTCGGTGGAAAACCGTCCCCAACTAAATGTCCAGAATATCCATTACGAATAGGCCTACCATTTATTCTACTAGCATCTAATCCAGTTGAGCTAGCATCTATATCTGTTTGATCCACAGTTTCTAATACAGGATTACCAGTTTCATCAACAGCCAATGTATAGAACTGCCTAGTCTCATATCCGCTCATTGGAACATCTGCTTCAGCTTGAGCCAATATAGCATCGTTAATTTGAAGTTCTGCACCTTTAGTACTGAGTATCTCCCTAAGGGTTTGATCACTTCCTTCCTTTGCTGGTTTATCCAATATATCAGCAAATGCTTGACTATCTATTATTTTCTTTAATTTTATTCGATATAAATGTGGCCACCAAGTTTGACTGAATCCTTCACTGGCACGAGCAACATCCTCTATGACAAAGTACCTTGGTAAGGCAATGTTATAATCGTTAAGAGCAAATTCATCGACCAAGTGTGGGAGTTCAAAAACATCACCCATCAATGGTTTGCGCCCCACAGTTCTAATCCAATCGTTGATATGAACAGTGGCAAATATTGTGTCATTATCAATAAAAAGACCAAATTGGCTGAGATTAAAATCCAAGTTTTGAACTTGGTAATGGCCCCGTATTTTATAAATGCTGGGGTCATACTTTCTGTCACGATTCTCCAATAGCAACAAATCTTGTATGTTAGTTTCTTTAGTTTCAGCATAATTAGGCTGATCTAATGTGGCATTTTCTGGAGCCGTGTTAACACCAATATACTTGTGTAGATAAAAATCTGTGCCGCCAATCTGAAACATTTCACTGATCTGTCGATCTATGAATTTAAAATCATTTCCACGTTCTGGACGATATAGGCTTAGGCGGGGCATATGGTATTTATCGACAAATAAATACAGTACCGGAGCAAAATATGTCAAAATCTACTACCCTAATAGAACGTGAAAATGTTTACAAATATGTAAGAACCATGCTGGGTGATGGTATGGTTGATGTAGAATTAGACCCAGATCACTATGAAATAGCTCTGGATCGTGCTATAGCCAAATATCGTCAAAAAAGCCCTAACGCTGTAGAAGAAGCTTACTATTTTTTAGAACTTAAGGAAGATACTAACGATTATAGATTACCTAAAGAAATCATAGAAGTGCGTAGTATATTTCGTCGCACTATAGGTAGTCGTACAGCAGGTGGTAGTGGTGGCACACAGTTTGAGCCATTTAACCTAGCCTATACGAACACATATCTATTGAATAGTACTATGCTAGGTGGTATAGCAACATACGATATGTTTGCTCAATATCAAGAATTAGTAGGACGTATGTTTGGTGCTTTTATTGAGTTTCAATGGATACCAACTACACATACTTTACGTATTCTTCAACGTGCTTATGGGGATGGTGAACAAGTATTAATTAGAGGGTATAATCATAGACCAGACTATATCTTATTACAAGACCCATATGCTGCCCCATGGTTCAAAGATTATACCTTGGCCAATTGTAAATTAATGCTAGGAGAAGCTAGAGGTAAGTTTAGTCAAATAGCAGGCCCTGGTGGTGCTGGAGGCCTTAACGGCGCAGACCTAAAAGCATCAGCCAAAGAAGAAATAGAGAAATTGGAAAAAGAGATAGACACCTACGTAGCCGGTGGCACAGGATACACTTTTATTATCGGATAAAGTTGACTTTACACATGAATTCACATAATATACAGAAAAAGGAGTATACTATGATTGTGGGTATTTGCGGTCTTATTGGTAGTGGTAAGGATACCATTGCTGACTATCTAGTTAATTTCCATGAGTTTCGTAGGGAAAGTTTTGCTCGCAGTTTAAAAGATGCTGTAGCCGCTGTGTTTGGCTGGGATAGAGATATGTTGGAAGGTCGCACCAAACAGAGCAGAGAATGGCGTGAGCAGGTGGATTTTTGGTGGAGTAGTCGTTTAGGGATGAAAATTACCCCACGTTGGGTACTACAAAACTGGGGTACAGAAGTTTGTCGTCAAGGATTTCATGATGATATTTGGATTGCTAGTCTTGAAAATAAGCTAAGAAATAGCAACGATAGTGTGGTTATAAGCGATTGTAGATTCCCCAATGAGATAGGCGCCATTAAGAAAAACGATGGTATCATAGTATGGGTACAACGGGGTGAACTTCCTGATTGGTACGATACTGCTGTTGATGCTAATCTAGGGGATAAACGTGCCCTAAAAATTATGACAGACATAGGAATTCACCCCAGTGAGTGGAAATGGATCGGTACTGATTTTGATCTAGTATTAGATAATAATCATGGTTTAGATGACCTATACAATAAAATAGAAACACTAGTTATAAACAAACCTACTATAACATCAGATGGAAAGGTAGCTTATTTGTACAGTACAGGATCTTAATAAATAGACTTCTCCACAATCTAGCCGGTATTTTTTGCCATTTTCCGCTAAATACTTGAGCAAGATTTAGGAGAAATCTAACAATGGCCCAACTAAATTCACCTGGCGTAGCCGTTACCGTAGTCGATGAAAGTTTTTACACACCAGCTGCGCCTGCCACAGTACCTTTAATTATAGTAGCAACTCAAGAAAACAAAGCAAATGGTGCTAACACCGGAATCGCACCAGGAACACTAAAAGCTAACGCAGGATTAGCATACCTTATCACCAGTCAAAGAGATTTGGCTGAAACATTTGGTATTCCTATTTTCAAAACTGACGCTAACAATAATCCAATTCATGCAGGTGAACAAAACGAGTATGGATTACAAGCAGCATATAGTTTACTTGGTGTCAGCAATAGAGCATATGTTGTCCGTGCTGATGTGGATTTAGGGTCAATTAATCCTTTAGCAGATGCTCCTAAAGCAGCTCCTAATAATGGAACATATTGGTTAGATACTGCCAATAGTACATGGGGAGTATTTGAATGGAATGGAGATCCTAAGGGTACAGGAAAAGGCCAAACATTCACAAAGAAAAATGCTATCATAATTACAGATACTGCCAAAGTAGTTGACTTTGCCAACGGTGATTATACACCAAAAGGTAGTGTAGGTGCTATTGGTGACTACGCTGTAGTAAGTTTAATGAATTTAGACACAAGTTATTCAGGATCAGATGTTGTTTGGTTTAAGAGTGCCGGTAATGCTGTAGAGGGTATTGACCCAGGTACTTGGGTAGTAGTTGGTAGCAGTGATTGGGCAAAGAGTTGGCCAGTCGCTGTAAGCACATTATCTAACATTACTGGTTCTATTAATAAAACCATAATTGTAGATGGCCAAACAGTTACTATTAATGGTGTAGGTGGTGGAACAACTACACAGGATATAGTTAATGAAATCAATGCTGAATTACCTCCTGGATCAAATGCATCAGCAGGATTAAGTGCCAGTGGAAGACTAGTTCTTTTTGTCACTAGTGACAATGGATTTACACTTGGTGGTACTGCTCTAAATGATCTAGGATTAACAGCAGGCGATTATTATAGACCATCATTGGCTATGACACCGCATACACAAGTACCACCATTTAGAAGAACAGATCAGGAACCAAGACCAAGTGGTAGCGTTTGGATTAAAACTACTGAACCAAATGGCGGAACAAGATTAAATCTAAAGAGATATAATAGTGAAAGTGAAATTTGGGAAGTTGTAAATTCTCCTCTTTATGAAAATAATCATGAAGCAATTTACAATTTAGATAGAGCTGGCGGTGTTAACATACCTGTAGGCGCAATTTATTGTCAAGTAAATTCTGAAGAAAATTTCTATAGTTATTGGTGGTGGAGAGACCCACAAGCAGTTGCAGATTTTAAATTATATAGAAAAAGAGCAGCAGGTCCATCAAAGGTTACAAGTCAGATTATTAAGACTGGTACTTTAGGATCAGGCAACAGGACATTAGAAATTAGAGAATCAACAGCTGGGTCTAAAGAATTATCTTGGTTTTATTATACTAGTTTCACTTTAACAAATACAGCAGATGACGCAGAAATCATAGCTACTGCTATCAATAGTATGGGTCTTACAAATACTATAGCAGAAGTTGATGATGCTAATAGACTTGTACTAAGTCATAGACTAGGTGGTGAAATAAGAATTAATGATGGTAATTGGGGAAGTAATGATCTTATAGAAACATTATTTGTTTCTGTAGCCAACCCAGATTTACAAGCATATCCAGATGGTAGTAATGGTTGGATGATAACTCATTGGGAACCACTATCATTCACAGCAAGTACTACCTCACCACAAGCACTAACAGCAGATGGTAAAGTATGGTACAGTAGTGTAGTTGATGAAGTAGATATCATGGTACACGATGGTGACACATGGGTAGGTTATGCTAATCAGTTTTCAAGCACTGATCCTAATGGCCCATTAGTTGGTGCGTCAAGACCAGTATTACAAAGTGATGGAACACAATTAGAAGATGGAGATTTATGGATTGATACTAGTGATTTAGAAAACTATCCAATGATCTATAGATTTGATGCATCTAAGTTAGGTCCTATTGCTACAAGATGGGTATTAGTTGATAAGACTGATCAAAGTAGTGAAGATGGAGTACTATTTGCTGATGCACGTTGGAATGTAGATGGTAGTGATGTTAATTCTACAATCGCTGATCTACTATCCAGTGATTTCCTAGATCCAGATGCTCCAGATCCTGCTTTATATCCTAGGGGAATGTTGTTATGGAATATGCGTCGCAGTGGATTCAATGTAAAAGAATTTAGACAAAATTATATTGATGTTGACGCAGATAACCCAAGAATGAACAATGCTCCAATGAGTAACTACTACCAACATCGTTGGGTTACAATTAGTGGCCGTGCTGAAAACGGTGCTGGTAATTTTGGTCGTATGGCACAGCGTAGAGTGGTAGTACAAGCACTACAGGCAGTGACCAACAGTTCAAGAGATATTCGTGAAGAAGCTCGTGTATTCAATTTACTAGCTTGCCCAGGATATCCAGAACTTATTGGTGAATTAATTAGCCTAAATTATGATAGAGCACTAACAGGCTTTGTTGTAGGTGATACACCAGCTAGACTTACCCCAGACGCAACAAGTTTGAAATCTTGGGGTGATAACTTAAAACTAGCTATGGAAGACAATGACTTTGGAGGAGCAAGCTATGATGAATATCTAGCCATGTTTTATCCATGGGGTTTCACAAGTGATAACTTTGGTAACAATATTGTTGTACCACCAAGTCATATGATGTTAAGAACTATAGCATTAAGTGACAGTGTCAGCTTCCCATGGTTCGCTCCAGCAGGTACACGTAGAGGCGGTATTACAAACGCAACTAATGTAGGATATGTTGATAAAGAAGGCGAATTTGTTGTAGTTGCTCTAAGCAATGCTGCTCGTGATACTCTTTATGAAGTTAAAGTTAATCCTATTACATTCTTTACAGGTGTTGGATTAGTTAACTATGGACAAAAGACTAGAGCTAAAGCAGACAGTGCCCTTGATCGAATCAATGTAGCAAGACTAGTAGTTTATCTACGTAGACAATTAGATATTTTAGCTAAACCATATATCTTTGAACCAAATGATAAAATCACTAGAGATCAGATCAAGAGTGCCTGTGATGCTCTAATGCTTGAACTAGTTGGACAAAGGGCTCTATATGATTACATTGTAGTGTGTGATGAGAGTAACAATACACCAAGTAGAATTGACAAAAATGAGCTGTATGTAGATATTGCTATAGAACCAGTAAAAGCAGTTGAATTCATTTATATTCCATTGCGTTTGAAGAACACTGGTGAAATTGGCGGACTATAATAGATAAATAATTAAAACGGAGTTAATACTATGCCAGTAGCAAGTTTAAATAAATTTACAGTACCTTTAGCAACAAATCAAAGTGCTAGTAGTCAAGGTACTTTAATGCCTAAACTAAAATATCGTTTCAGACTTACTTTTGAAAATTTTGGTACAGGACAAAATGTTTATGAATTGACCAAACAAGTTGCTACAGCAGCCAAGCCCAATGTTCAATTTCAAAATCAAGAACTTCATACATACAACAGTAAGATTAATTATGCTGGTAAACCAAGTTGGCAGGCTATTGCTGTCAGCTTAAGAGACGATCAGCAAGGCTTTGTAAGCAAGCTAGTTGGTGAGCAAATGCAGAAACAATTTGACTTCTATGAGCAAGCCAGTGCCAGTGCCAGTGGTGACTACAAATTTAAACTAGTAATCGAAGTATTAGATGGTGGTAATGGCGCATTTGAAGTCGGCGTTTTAGAAAGATGGGAATGTCTAGGTTGCTACATTACACAGGCTAATTGGCAATCATTGAGTTATCAAGAAGCAGCTCCACAAACTATTGATCTTACTATACAGCCTGATAACTGTATACAAGTCCCAGTTGATAGTGCTGGTGTTGGCGTTACAGTTGGCAGAGTATTACGTGAGTTAGGTGGTCAAGCTGGTGGTGGTCAGGCAACTGCTCCTGGTCAAACATCATTTGGTGGCGGCTAAAAATATCCTATACAAAAAGGGGCTTAGGCCCTTTTTTGTTGACTAAAAATCATTATAATATATTATAATCTTTGGTTATAAATATAGTATGGCAGGATTTTTAAGTAGCGTAGCTAGTGGATTTTTAAGTCCAAAAGGTCAAATGGGTGATTGGCAGCATGCCGCACGAACCTTTGTTGACGACTATTTTAGACTTGCTCCTAAAGCTAAATTTCTATTTCATTGTTTTTTTAAAATAAATCCTAGTACGGTTAAGTTCCCACAACTGGATCAAAGACATAGAACTGAATTAGGTTTATTGGTAAAACAAGTTGATTTTCCTAAAATTAATATAAAAACGCAAACACTTAATCAGTATAATAGAAAAAAAGTTATTCAAACAACTCATGATTTTGGACCGATGACTTTTAGGTTTCATGATGATAGAGCTAATATTGTTAATATGCTTTGGCAAAGTTATTATGCTTATTATTATTCAGATAGTATAACTTCAAAAGATCCTGGAAGCTATAAAAGAAATGCTATGAGAAACTGGGGTACAGTTTCTAATACCTATGGATTTGATAACAACTCAACTATACCCTTTTTTAATGAAATAATTTTATATCAAATTAATAAAAAAGAATTTGTTAGTTACACACTAAAAAATCCTCATATTCAAAACTTTCAACACGACACTGCTAACATGAGTGACAACGGAAGTCAAGGTGCAGAATGTCAAATGACCATAGTCTATGAAGCATTACACTATGATATAGGCACTGTTGATAGTGGAAAAATCTTAGGATTTGCACAGGATCATTATGATAAAGTGCCTAGTCCATTAAGTCCATTAGGCGGTGGTTCAAGTACCGTCTTTGGAGTAGGTGGAGTATTTGACGGTGTAGCAACAGCCGCAGATCAATGGAGCAAGGGTAATGTTTTAAATGCCGCCATTGCTGCTGTGAACACTGTGAAAAACGCAAAAAGTCTTAAAAAGAGCACTGTTAAAAATGAAGTGAATAATTTAGCCACTAATGTTGGATTAGGCGTGGCTGCTGCCGGATTCAGTGCTTTAAAAGGTACATCCTTTCCTGGAATTACAACAGGCACTTCTAACAGAACAATAGCAGCTCCAAGAAGTGATTTAAATAATAATACAGATCTTGGAGGTGGAGGTTGAACATACCAACAAATACTGACCCAAAAGAAACTAGAGTTTTCTTTGATAATTATTTCAGTACAGAAGTTAGTTTTCCAAGTAACCAAATAGACGCTGTACTTGGATTTTTTATGCGTAGGGGATTTGAGGAACAAGCTGCTCGTACCACAGGCATAGTTTTATTAAATCAAGCTAGAGTTGATAATGTAAATGTTTTTGAATTATTAGATAAACTTAAAAGTTTTACCAACGTACAATTAGGTCAAATAGTTACACAAATATTAAATTATTATAGAATTCAAACTAGTGTGTTAGGATATAAAAACTCAAAAAAAGACACTAGTTTTGAGAGTCGCAATATTCTTGTATGAGCAAATTTGCCAAAGGTAAATTTAGCCCGAAACACCCAGAAAAATATGTTGGATTGAGAACCCCAACATACCGTAGTAGTTGGGAATGGGCATTCATGAACTTTTGTGATAATAACCCAAGTATACAACGTTGGGCCAGTGAACCCGTTAAAATACCTTACAAAAATCCTTTATCAGGTAGACAAACAATTTATGTTCCTGACTTTTTTATACAATATATAGATAAAAAAGGAAAGATGTTGACAGAAATTATAGAGATTAAACCTCAAAATCAGCAGATAATGGAAAAGGTAGGAAACAATCATGCTAGAGCTAGTTCCTTCGTAGTAAATCAAGCTAAATGGGCAGCAGCTACAACATGGTGTAAAAATTCTGGATTAAACTTTAGAGTTTTGAATGAAACAGATATTTTCCACCAAGGTCGACGTCGATAAATAAAATATGACAAAAAAGCTCGAAGAAGTATTAAATTTACCAGAAAGTAAAAAACTTGCTAGTGAAGAAAAGAAAGAAAAAAACAAGCCAGAAACTTTCTTAAGAGACATAGCAGAGTTTGATAAAATCAGTGCTGCGTTGCCACAGGTTAAAGGCTTGGGTGACTTGAGTGATAATGAGTTTGATGAACTAGCCGATCGTGCTACAAATGCCTATGATGATCTAATGGACTTGGGCATGAATGTAGAAGCACGTTATAGTGGTCGTATTTTTGAAGTAGCTGGTACCATGCTTAAAAATGCTATAGAAGCTAAGGCTGCGAAGGTAGACAAAAAACTCAGAATGATAGAATTACAATTGAAAAAAGCTAAGTTAGATCAAGATGCTGAATCAGATACCAATAAGGGTATTAATATTCCAGGTGATGGATATATTGTTGCTGACAGAAACAGCTTACTTGAAAAACTTAAAAATATGAAATAAATATACTATATTGGAAATAGTATGAGTACATTTAAAGAATACCTTTCAGAAAGTAAAAAAACTTATAGTTTTAAAATAAAGATCGCAGGTGAAGTCGATAAAAAAGTCAGTGAGCAAATGAAAATTGCTTTGAACAAATTTGACTGTACTAATGTAAGTAAACCTAAAAGAACTCCTATAACAGAGTCTCCTTTAGACTTTCCTGATCAAAAATTTACTCATGTAAATATATTTGATGTTACCTGTAACTATCCTGCTAACACAGTAGAATTAGCTACATATCTAGCAGAAAAGCTAAGAGTACACACATCATGTATCAGAGTTAAAACTGATTCTGAAGACGCAGAACAAACTAATAATATAGAAGCATATAAAAGAATTGGTACAAGCACAGAAGCTTTATTGAGCAAACCATACGAAGAATCCAATTATCAACATCTTGTAGGAGATAAAAGACTTAGCTTCTTACAAGAGTTGGGTAAAGTAAAACACGCAGGTGAACAAGTTAAAGGTGTAAATGATCAGTTATTAGCCAAGAGCGTGCCTACAGGATCATCACCAAAAGAAAAAGGACGCTAACATGGATTTTAACAAACTTTATAAAAAAATAGCAGATTTAGATCAAGGACGCCAAATCCTAAACGAAAGTGAACAGCCAGTAGAAGAATGTGGCATGATGGGTATGAGCCCAATAGGTGGTATGGACGAACGTCCAACTACTATGAGTGTTAATATGAACGCTAGTGGTGCAGAAGGTATACGTGAACTACTAAACATTCTACAAGGCAAAGGCGACGACAGTGGCATGGGAATGGATGATCCAGATGCAGGACCAGCAGGCGGTATATTAAGCATAGGATCAGATGGCCAAGATGATAGTTCTGATATGGGTCCAGATGGTAGTCCAGACATGGATGATAGTGGGGATGAACCTCCAAGTGATGACATGGGCGGCGATGATGATTCAGATGGACAAAAACCTATGTTTGGTCGTGAACCAGATGTGGATGAAGAATATTCTAATGAACCACAGGAACGTATGGCCGCAGGATTTGATCGTATGTCAGGAACAGATGGTAGCGGTGAAGGTTTAGATAGACCAAAAAAGACATTTCCTAAAGTAGCAGGTGGTGATAACCCCATGCAGCAGATGAGTGAAAACTTACGCTATCGTTTACTAAATTTATACAAAGAAATTAAAGTTAGATAATGGTTAAGTCGTTAGATGGTGTACTAACTAAAAAAGCACACAAGAAAGAAAAATTTACAGAACAACAGATTCAGGATTTGCTACTATGTAGCGATCCTGATACTGGATATCTACATTTTAGCAAAAACTTCTACTATATTCAACATCCTGTACAAGGTAAGTTGTTATTTGAACCTTTTGACTTTCAAGAAAGGCTCATGCATGCCTATCATAATCATAGGTTCACAGTTAATATGCTACCACGTCAGATGGGCAAAACTACCTGTGCTGTGTGTTATTTGTTATGGTATGCTATGTTTAACCCAGATCAAACAATTCTTATAGCAGCACACAAATACACTGGTGCATACGAAATTATGCAACGATTACGTTATGCTTATGAATTGTGTCCTGATTTTATACGTTGTGGTGTTATAAACTATAACAAAGGTAGTATAGAATTTGATAACGGTAGTCGTATTGTCAGTGCTACAACTACTGGTAATACTGGTCGTGGTATGTCCATATCCCTACTATACTGTGATGAGTTTGCTTTCGTTCCACCTAATATTGCTGACGAGTTTTGGACTTCAATATCTCCAACACTAGCAACTGGTGGTCGTGCTATTATTACCAGTACCCCAAACAGTGATGAGGATACTTTTGCTAATATATGGAAAGAAGCTAATAATAAGTTTGACGAGTTTGGCAATGAGGCAGAACTGGGATTGAATGGATTCTTCCCGTTTACTTGTAGTTGGAATGAACACCCAGATCGTGATGAGAAGTGGGCTAGAGAAGAACAAGGTCGTATTGGTGAAGAACGTTTCCGTCGTGAATATGGCTGTGAGTTCTTGATCTATGATGAAACGCTGATCAACAGTATTAGATTAAGTGAACTTGTTGGACGTGATCCTATATGGAAAATGGGGCAAACACGTTGGTATCGTAAGATAGATCCAGAAATGCTATATCTTGTAGCATTGGATCCTAGTTTAGGTACTGGTGGAAACTATAGTGCTATTGTAGTGTTTGAACTTCCTACATTCAAGCAAATAGCAGAGTGGTATCATAATATTACACCAATACAGGGTCAGATTAAGGTATTAAAAGATATATTAGATCATCTAGCTGAAAAAGTAAACCCAAACAACATTTATTGGAGTATAGAAAATAATACCGTAGGTGAGGCAGGACTTGTTGTTATACGTGATCAAGGTGAAGAAAAATTTCCTGGACTTATGGTAAGCGAACCAATACGCAAAGGACATGTACGCAAGTTTCGAAAAGGATTTAACACCACGCATAGTGCTAAAATTGCTGCTTGTGCTAGATTAAAAGCTCTTATAGAGACAGGACAAATGGATATAGCCAGTCGCCCTATGATCACAGAATTAAAGTCATTTATAGCACATGGCTTTACTTTCAAAGCTAAAGAGGGTGAACACGATGATCTTGTCAGTGCTTTATTATTACTATGTAGAATGAGTAATCTAGTAGCAGATTGGGATCCTAGAGTGTTTGAAAGCCTCAGCGGTGTACACACAGAGGATGATTTTGTTGCGCCATTACCAATCTTCCTTTCCCAAAGTTTCTAATAAATATTACTATGAGTGCTAATTTTCAACGCATAGCTGTAGATTTGGGTCGTCAATTACAGACTAGATTTCCCAGTCTAAAAAAGAGTACAGCAGACGATAAACCTATTGATGGAGTAAATCTTAAAGATCAAGATGCCCGTAAATTTAATTTTGATTTTGTAGATGAAAGTGGTGAAAAATTAGTTAATGTAACAGTCAGTCTAAACGAAAAAGAAGAAGGGGATGGCAGTCCTGGATTAGATGTTAGTTGGAATGAACAGGTTCAAAGTAGGTCTTGGGATAGATTTATCCGTAGCATATTACCAAAATTTGCTCAAACACATGGACTTAATTTTAACGCACAAAACCCAAGTCAAAGTAATCTAGTAAGACGTCACTCTATCGGGGAAGGTAATATGAATGAATCAAAATTATTTGGTACTAGCAAGACTAGCTACCAAGAAATGGGTGAAGCAAAGATTATAGTAAGGCACACACAGCCTATTAACTTTAATGCTCCAAACGGACGTACTCAACATATTGAAAATATCTATGTGGAAAACAGCATAGGAGAACGTTTTCGCTATCCAATTAAACACTTAAATGGTGCCAGAGCAATGGCTCACCATATCAGCGAAGGTGGTAGTTTCTTTGATGATATTGGCAACTATATTATTGGACTAAGTGAAGAATTAGGTAAGTTAAGAATATTCAAGAATTATGTTGATCGTAGTCCTGTAATCAGTGAGAATATGAGCACTGTACAGGAAAAAGTGATTGAGCGTATAGCTGGTATTAAAGAAGAAATTCACGCACTACAAACACAAAAATATTACGGTCAGTTTAGAGAAAGTTTCAGTGTAGCGGAAAAGAATGAAGTCCCAGAAGATATATTAAATGATTGGGTTGATAGACTAACCGTACGTAGTTTTAATGAAGAACTTAAAGATGCCTTTCCATATATCTATAAGTTAGTTGATGAAACACAAATACCTATTAAAGAGTTATCAGCAGATGATATCCTAGAAGGTGATAAAGAGTATGATGAAAATGATCCACCATTTGATCCTGATCCTCCTAAGAAAAAGAAAGATGCCGGTGACAAGGCCGAACATGGTGGACAAAGTCGTGCTAAACATCTTGCCAAGCAGGCTATGAAAGGTAAGGAAAAAGACGTTAAAGAATTTAGTACATTTGAACAGTATTTGAATCAAATTGTCAGTGAAACAGATGATGTTTTTAGTGGTGATGAGGAAGTACAAAATCAAGCAATGGAACAATTGAAACAATTATTTGCCAGTGAAGTTCCATTAGGTACAAATGGTGATAATGCTATAGATAGTGTTGCCGGAATGATTGATGAGAAAAAACTTAATAAAGCATTTGCTCTGTTAGCTGATTTAGGTTTAGATGAAATGGATGCTAGACCAATCATTAATGAATTTTTAAGAAGTTATGATGCAGAGAATGGAACAGACTTAAGTGATCGTTTAGGATTTGATGGAGCAAGCGCAGTGCCAGCAGCTCCTCCCCCACCCGCACAACCACCTGCCCCAGCACCAGCAGCACCTCCTCCTGAAGCCGCTGCACCGCCTGCACCTGATATGGCAGCACCAGCAGCACCTCCAATGGATCCTATGGCAGCAGCCGGTGGAGCAGCACCAGGACCAATGGTACCAAATCCTGCCCCTATGATGGAAGGAAAGATGATGCACCGTATAGTAGATGAAATCTTTAGTCGTGTTAGTGGGTTCTTCAATGAGAACAATGGTACATTTACTATTGGTGAAGAAGGCTTTGTCACAAAGATGTGTAAGGAGTTAAAGGAAAAATATCGTATTGATCCAAAACATCCTAAAGCAGAAATGTTTGATCGTATGGTAGAAGGTGCCTGTGGTCGTATAATGAGCAAACTTAAAGAGCGTCATCACTCACGATATGAACAGGCTCGTATGTTGGAATTATCAGGTATTAAAACACCAAGTTTTGACCAAGGCGCAGAAGAAGGTATTGTAAGCGGACAAATGAGCCCAAATTATGGAAGCGCAAGAGCAGGCGGTGGTGCACAGGCATATAATAAACCATCATCACCTCCAAAGCCAACTAATCCCAAGTTTAAGCCTGTGACCAATAATGTACCAAGTCCTCCAGATGGTGCCACAGCGCCTCCACCAAAAGGCAAGCCAGTAACTAGAGAAAGTGGTGAATTGGGTGCTATCTTAAAAATAGCAGGATTACGATA